TCGTAGAAGGTACAGCTTCAGCTGAACAATTGAGCAATCACCTAAATGATACACAGGCACATAAGCTGTTATTTGATAAAAAAGTGGATAAGGTAGAGGGAAAAGAATTAAGTTCTAATGACTTTACCAACGAGTACAAACAGAAGTTAGACACTCTGCACCCCATTGACACTTCAAAGCTATTATCCAAAGGTAACTTCACAGGTACTGCACAAGACTTAAAAAAACAGATTGATGATAAAGCTGACAAGAATCACAAGCATAAATGGAGTGAGATAGAGGAGAAGCCATCTATTCCTTCTGAAGAAAATTTTTGGAAAAGTAATATTGGAGAAATTGAAATTTCTAATGAAAATAAAGGAGGAAGGCAATCGGGTTCATATAATTTCTATGGAGGTCAAGGTATTTTACTAAGTTTTAGAGGCGGTGGAAATATTACATCTTTAGAAATTTGCAAGAAGTCTTCCTTAAATGAATATGTAAATAACCGTCTTTTAGTGAGAACATCCGATGAAAATAATGAATTTCCAGATGAGGGAAAATGGAAAGAATTAGCTTGGTATTCTGATACTAAAAGGTTAGGATATATTGCATTTGAGTATCGTCCTATTGAACCTGGAACTACTTACGGAATTTCTGCTTCTGAAGAGGGTAACTTCGGAAAAATGTTGTATATTGAATCTCCTTGCTACATTAATGTAGACCCTTTGAAAGATACATTAGCTTGTCTGCAGTATTTTAAGACTTTTGATGAAGGAGAGATTTCCTTACGAAGTATAAGAATGGAAGTAGAACTTGTTTATCTTACAGAAGATACTATATGTAATGGGAAAACAGGAAGTAGAATATATCTATACGCTTGTAAAAATAAAGTATATATTGAAATCATAAATCTTAAATAGAACCAAATGAAAAAAAGCATACGCAACATCCGCTACCTCGTAGTACACTGTTCCGCTACCCCCGAAGGGCGCGACCACACAGCCAAAGATATAGCCTTTTGGCATAAACAACGAGGTTTTAATGAGATAGGCTACAATTACATTGTCCGCTTAGACGGCACCGTAGAACTCGGCAGAGACGTCAATAAGATACCTGCTCACGTTACGAACTACAACAAGGATAGTATTGGTATCTGCTATATAGGAGGTATTGACAAAAACACACTACAGCCTAAAGATACACGAACTCCTGCACAGAAGGAAGCCTTAAAGAAGCTCCTCAAAGAGCTCAAAACCCTATACCCCGAAGCCGAAATATTAGGTCATAGAGACTTCCCTGGTGTAGCCAAAGCCTGCCCGTGCTTCAACGCAAAAGAAGAGTATAAAACAATTGGAAAATGAGAAAGTTACTTACATTACTATTAGCGTTTCTCGCCCTTGCAGGTTGCAGAACCAAAAAAGTAGAAACCTACACACAAAGGCAAATACAGAAAGAGCACTTTATCACCAATAAAGATAGCTCCCAGTTCTTTGTTCAGCAGTCTCACAAGTCTGAATGGTCTGACCTGTCCGCCACGTCTTTTGAGATTGAACTCGAAAACGACAAAGACAGCCTCGGCAATGCTAAAGAACTCACCTATACCCGCACTTGCGACGGCAATAGTGAGACTATAAGGGTACGCAATGGCAAGGTAAAGATTAAAGCTATCAGAGCCCATTCTAAGAGCCTACAGCAGGCTGATAGTACCCTTTATAATAATTCATATACACACGCTAAAACCGAAGTGCAGAAGCACGAATACACACAATTCAAACAGGTGAACAAACAAGTTAAAAGTAGCCCCATAAGGTACATCCTTTGGCTCTTACTACTCGCTCTATTAGTATTTATTGTTTCGAAATACAAGCCGTTTCGGAAGATTTAAACAGCTTTTAAATGAAGTTTAAACTGCTAAAAAGGAGGACAGCAGTATAAAAATGTCCTCCGCTTTTCTACTAAGTTCCCCAACTTATCATAGAAACATCAGCACGCTGACTGCGGAGGACAATATGTCTTCTGCGTCAGCGTGCTTTTTGCTTCTTATAAGTTGGGGATTACAAAAGTATAACAATTTTCTGAATTAGCAATTTTAATAATAAAAAAGAATGAAAAATTATACCACATCACCCATTCCTTTTCAAGGACAAAAACGCAAATTCGTCAAACACTTCAAAGAAGCCCTTACCCACTTCCCCTCCAATGCCACCTACATCGACCTATTTGGTGGTTCAGGACTTCTTTCACACACCATCAAAACCACTTATTCCAATGCCCACGTAATATGGAACGATTATGACAACTTCGCTCACCGATTGACACTCATACCCATTACCAACGAAATCATCGCCCTATTGCGCCCTATTGTTGAAAATCACCCTAAAGGCACACGTATTAACGAGCTCAAACCTGCTATTTTGGAAGTGCTTCGCCAATATCCACCCGAATTCTTAGACTATATTACCCTCTCCGCCAACCTCCTTTTTAGTGGCAAGTATGCCACCACATTAGAAGCCCTTGCTAAAGACGGTTTTTACGCTAAAATCATCCAAACACCCTACAATGCCGATGGTTACCTTGCAGGTGTAGAACGCCGTCAAACCGACTATCGCAACCTTATAGGAGAGTTTGAGAACACTCCTAATACTGTCTTTATCCTCGACCCGCCCTATCTTTCCACTAATATAAGTTCCTATACAGGTGCACAAAATTGGAAGTTAAAAGACTACCTACATATCGTGAAGTGTCTTAACGCAATGCCTCGCTACATCTACTTCGGAAGCAATAAAGGACAACTTTTAGACCTCTTCGATTTTCTTGCCAACGAATATGACCTCCCCAGTCCGTTCAACCACACCACACGGGTGAGCGTCAGCACCAATGTTAATTACACCAGTACCTATGAAGATTTAATGATTTTTAAATACTAAGAAACAATGAAACCTATATCAAAAATCTGGCAACGTACGCCAATATCCTACTATGGAGGTAAGCAAACAATGCTGCCACATATCCTGCCCCTTATCCCCGAACACACCATCTACACCGAAGCCTTTTTCGGAGGAGGTGCAGTTTTTTGGGCAAAACAGCCTGTCAAAACCGAAATTATTAACGACTTCAATACTAATGTTTACACCTTCTACAAAATCCTGCAAACACGCTTTGCCGAACTCCAAACCCTCGTACAGCAGTCAGTTGTAAGCCGTGAAGCCTACAAGTCAGCATTAGTAATCTACCACGCTCCTTTTGCTTTTACTGAAGTGCAACGAGCGTGGGCATTTTGGTACGCTACTAACTGCGGTTACTCTAACCAAGTAGGTAACTGCCGTATCACAACCAACAGTAAGAATGTGTCCGCCCTCAACAACAAAATTACCAACTTTACCGACACTTACTCCGCTCGTCTGCAAGGCGTCCAAATCGACAACAACGATGCTATCGAAGTACTCACCCGCCACGATACTTCAACCAGTTTCCATTACGTAGACCCACCCTACATCGGAGCTAACCAAGGACATTACGGAGGCTATGAGCAAGCAC